TCAGGTATTCGATGCGCGGCGTTTGCCCGACTTGGTGACGATCATCGCCGGGCAGCCGGTGGCGAGGCGCACGATCTCGTCCAGGCGCCCGGTGATCGACACCGATACCCCTCGGCCGCTGTCGTGGGGCGAAAGCACGATGCGATCTATCAGGGAGCGCAAGCGCGGCACGGCTTCCAAACGGCTGGCGTCGTTTTCATCGAGTGCCTCGTTGAGCGCGGCAACCTGTCGGCGGTAATCATCGGCTAGGCCGGGGTGAAGAGCGATGACGGGCAGCGCGTCCAGGTCAGCGAGCTGCGACGCCAACGCGTCCCGTTCCGCGCGTGCTTTCGCGAGGACGTCGCGTATTTCGCGGAAGTCGTCGGCGCCGCAGGCCACCGCCTCGATCAGGCGGTCGACGCGTCGAGCAGCTTCGTCGTGCCGACGCTCAATCGCCGCGCGTTCGCGGGTCGTCACCTGCGCCCGGCGCGCATTCTCGACGTGCCAAGCACGCACATAGGAGGCTACTAGATCGGGATGCAGCAGCTCGTCCTGCAGGCCGGCTAGGACACGCTTTTCGAATTGCTTGGTAGAGATCGATCGGGTGTTCGAGCAGCCTCGGCCGTCGCGATATCGGCCGCAACCCCACTGGTCGCGGTTGTATTTGATCCACCCGCCACCGCACACTGCGCACTGCCCTAATCCGGAAAGCAGATGCTTCGGCCGTCGGGTCTGGTCGAACGGCACGCCTTGCAGGCTTTCTTTCACCGCTTGAGCCTTCGTCCACAGATCGTCTCCGACGATCCGGAGGCTCGGCACGGCCTCGATGATCCACTCGGTCTCCGGATTCGGACGGATGACGGTCCGGCGCGTCACGGGGTTGACTACCTTGCTGGTCCGGTTGACGATTAACTCCCCGATATACAGCCGGTTGTTGAGCATGCCGTTCTGGCGCTTGCGGTCGCCTAGGATCGTCGTCATCCGCCAAGTCTCGCCGCGGGGGGCGGGTATGCCCTCTGCATTGAGGCGGGCGGCGATGGCTTTCGGGCTCTGGCCGTTGGCGTATTCTGTGAAGATGCGAACGACAATCGCAGCCTGTTCCGGATCGATGGCGCGTAAGCCGCGGATCAGCTCGCCACGCTCGTCGAGGCGGTTCGCTCGGCTGTACCCATAGGCGATGCCCGCGGCGGCGCGACCTTGCTGCACGGCACCGCGCTGCCCACGCTTGACGCGCGCGCCCAGATCCTTGCGGAAACGGGCGTCCATCAATCCTTTGATGGTGCCGGTAATGTCGTCGACCTCGCCATCCATCAGCGTGAAGATGCGCGCGCCGGCGAACTGGATGCGCTCGCGGATCGCGAAGGCGTCGCCTTGATGCCGCGCGATGCGATCGGTCGACTCGGTTAGTATCTGGTCGATATCGCCAGCCTCGATCGCGGTGAGCATGGCGTTCAAACCGGGGCGCTGCGCCTCGCCGATGCCGGCCGCGCCGCTGATAGCATAGTCGGTAAAGACGTCGACGATCGTCCACCCCTCGCGGTCTGCCCGTTCCCGGCAAACCGCGATTTGATCCTCAATCGACCGGCTGTTCTGCAGCTGGCTTGAGTAGCGGGCGTAGACGACGGTCCGCACGGCGCGGTTCCTTTGCAACAACCGATCGCTTCTGCGCGTCGGCATACCTTCTGGCAACATCGGCGCGAGCGAGCGCCTCCACGAAGGCGATCAGCTCGGGCGGCGGGGGTGCGCGGCTAGCCATCGGCGAATCGATCGATGTCGTTGCCCCACACGTCCCAGCCGTCGCGCCGCTGGCGGGCGAACAGCTCGGCATAGGGTCCGGCGTAGAGGCGCTCGACGTCGGCGTGCATCTGGTCGGGCTTGCGGCTGTGTTCGCGGACCGGCGCATCGATCAGGTTGCGGATCGAGCGCGAGGTGACGCGGGGCTTGCCGATCGTGCCGACGAGGTAGAATTCCGCGGCCGAGCGGAAGACGTAGCCAGTGCCGAACGTCCACTTTTCGCCGCCCTTCGACCGTTTCGCCCAAGCGCCGGCGCTCTTAAAGGTGAAGCCCCATGCCCGCATCAGTTCGATCGCGCGGTCGAGCAGCGGGGCGGTCGCCCACATGACGAGGGCGCAGTCCGGCGCAGCAAGACGGGCGACGGGCAGTGCAGCCAGCTCGGCGATCGACATGCACGCATAGTGAGCGCTGGGGTTCTTTTTCTCGCCGGCCGCGGTGCGGTTGAGGAAGCGCCACGGCGGATCGGCGAGGATCAGGCCATAGCGGCCTGCCGACAGTCCCACGAACGGCCACTCGGTTGCCGGCGCTGGGGCGGGCGGTGCGACGTCGGGCAGGACCACCGGCTGGCGAGTCCGGTCGCCAAGATCATCGGCGAATAGCTCCAAGGTGCCGGCGCGATCGATGCGGCGCAGGGAGGCCGTGCGCCGCGCGTTGGCGCTATGGTGATCGCGATCGTAGGCGAGGTGGCAGCGCTGACACCATGCGCGCAGATCCTCATCGGCCGATCGTTCGGGCTGATGGGTGGTGTGGCCGACGGTCAGCACGACGGTCGAGCGGGTGACGCTGTGCGGCTCGCCGTGTCGCTCTGGGCAGCGGCCGGCGTGATCGTGGCCGCATTCGCCCTGACATTCGCATCGACCGCCGGCGCGTTCGAAGCGGATGCGGCGGCTGATCTCCGGCCAATCCGCGGGATAGCGGGCGAGGTTCTCGGGCGCGATCGGCATCAATCAGCCGTTCCCGAGATGGCGGCTTCTATATCGAATTGCCTCTCATCTGCTTCCTCCCGTCCGTAGCGGACGGCCAACACTACGTCGCACCACGTTGGGTGCTTTGTAGCGTCATGGTGGCGGGCAGCCGTGCCTTGGGCCTGCCCGCCGAACCAACGTGCATCAGGGCCATGGCAAACAAAGCATCCGGCCCGCACATCTCGGCGGGTGATTGTCTGCCGCATCATGCCCCCACCAGCTCGCGAAACAGGATCGGCTGCACCGATCCATCGTTGTTGACCGTATCGAGCCAGACGTCGGCGTTCGGCTCATCGCCAGTCCATCCGTTGGGCCATGTCTTGGCGGCGATCAGCTCGCGGATGCGCGCTTCCTCGTCACCGTCGATCAGCGTCATGCCTTCGCGGCCGAGGCGATCGGCGGCATCGTTCACCTCCGCCTGGATGGCGAGGATGCGATCGAGCGCCATCAGGCGGGCGGCGAAGGTGAGCGGCCCCATGCGCTGCTGATTGGACGCGAGCGAACCGTCCTTACGATATTGGAAGCCCGGCTGGCGCTTTCGGTGCTGCGGCTTGCGCAGCTCGCGGTAGAGGGGTTTCAGGGCCTTGAGCGGCGAAAGGTGATCCCATCCGTCGAGCCGCGTTACTGCACCGAGCGCGCCGTCGTGATCGATCAGGGCGCATTCGACACAGCCCGTGCGCATGTCCTCGTCACCGCCGTAGCCCTCGGCGATCATCGCCGTTGGCCACGCGCCGAATTTGGCCATAGGAGCGAAGACGCAAAGCCAGTCCCAGACCAAGCACAGCGTCCAATGGTCGATCGGCGCGAAGGTGTCGGTCAGCTCTCCGGGAAGATCGGTTTGCAGCCAACCCTGTCCGCATTCGGCACCATTGCGCGAGCAAGACAGCGATATGCGCTGATCGCGGGCGTTGCTTTCACCGCGGCGGACGCCGGTGATGGTCAACACGCGTCCGCCCAGGTGAGCGACGTGCTGCGCGATGGTGGCCGTCATCGGCTCCACCTTGATCTGCGGGGTACACCAGCGGAACGTATTCGACGGTGGGGGGACGCCGCGGCCGAGCATGTAGACGTAGAAGCGTTCGTCCATGGGGGCGCAAACCTCCATGGTGGTGATCCCCATAGCGCGCAGGCGTTCGAGCATGGCGCGTGCGGCGGCCTGTAGCGGGGGCAGCTCCATGCGGGTGTCGGCGTACATAACGGTGATCGTCTTCGGGCGCGGCAACAGGCCCAGCTCGATCAGGGTGACACAGACCGTAACGGTGGTGGCGCTGTCCTTCCCGCCCGAAAATGCGAAGATCCAGTGATCATAGGCGGTGGCGTGGGCCAGCATGTTGGCGAGAGTGATCTCGACGCATTCGCCGACCGGCATGTGCGGGCCGTCACCAGAAAAGAGGTTGCGATTGAAGCGTGGGCGATAACCCAGCTCGCGGCCGTGCCGCTCGATCATGGCGATGATGTCGGTCATGCTTCGTGCTTTCGGGTAAGATTGGCGGCGACAACGGCGCGCCGGGCAGCGGTGTCGGCGTGGTAGGTGCGGGCTTCGAGGCAGTTCGCCGACCAATCGCGGATGCTGCCTTCCTTCCACGCGGCGCTGATCGCGCGGCGCAGATGGATGGGGGTCGCGTTCCAGTGGGCGAGGCACATGAGCATTCCGCGCTTGACCGGGACGGTGCAGCCGGGGGCGTCGCAGGTGCGCTTCTGCGCAACGGGGGCGGGGCGGCGGCTCATGCGCGCGCGCCGACGTCGAAGCGCAGGCGGGTGCCGCGGTTTTGCACGCGGAACGACAGCTCGGCGAGGCGGGCGTCTTCCGTGGTGGTCAGGCGGCGGGCGCGGGCGGCACGTTCGAGGCGGGCGAGCTCGACGTCGTTCGCCTGCCCTGGATTGTAGGAGCGGGCCATATCAGCGGTTCCCCTGGGCTTTGACGCTGGCGATCAGGATCACGATGGTGATGGGCGCGCAGAGGATCGCGACGACGATGATCGCAGCGATCTTGAGGCGTGGGTGACGGGGGGCGGGCGCGGGTGTCATGCTGCGGCTTTCCAAAGGGTGGTGGACGGCGCGGTGCGGGTGCGAACGGCCGCGGCGCGGGCGCGCAGCTCGATCGTCATGTCGGCGAGGAACCGGGGGGACGGGTGGACGTCTTCGGACGCGACCAGCACGTCGGCTGCGTCGGCGATCTCGGTCAGGAGGTCGTCGTACGGGGCGGCCTGCGCTATGGTGCGGGCGTGGCGGGCGAGGGCGGCAAGGGTGTCTCGGCGCTCGTCGGGGGTCGCACCGCCCTGCGCGGGATCGTCCAGCCATGGCTGGTGCGGCTGCACCATGGCGATCAGCCACCAGCCGGTGGCGATGGCGCAGCTGATGCGCAGCGCATTGCGTGCGACATGCGGTTTCAGCGTGCCGGCCGCGATCAGGTCGGGGTAGCCAACGACGCGCTGATGATGGAGGTGGCCCGCGACCCATGCGAGCTGGCGGCGATCAAAGCGGGGCTGCATCAGATCATCCCCAGCGAGATCATATAGGTTTCGAGCAGGGCCGCGTTTTCCTGAAATTCCTCCTTCTTGAGCTTCCGGATGCGCATGATCTCGCGCATCGCCTTATCGCTCCAGCCTCGCCCGCGTGCCTCCGCGAACACGTCGCGCTTGTCGCCCTGCAGGCCGTTGATCTCCTCGTCGATCCGCTCGGCGCGCTCGATCAGGACGCGCAGCTCTTCGGCGGCTTGATTGCCGTTAGTTTTCAGCGGATCGGGTGCCTGACGTGCCCGCGCCTTGGCGCCACGCTTTGGCGGGACGTAGGGGGTGGGGACAAGGCGGGTTTCCCCGCCAGCACCGCGCACGCTGCGCAGGGTGAGCATGGTCATGCACCCAGCCCCATTGCGCGCGTTTCGTCGCGCAGCTCGCGCCACATACGGAAGGTCGGGACGGCGCGCGGCATATCGGTGCAGATCGAACAGGCAGCGCCGTCGAGAACGCACATTCCGTCGTAATGCGTGCAGGGGTCCGACGCCGAGCAGCCGCAGCCGGTGCAGATGCGCGGGTGACGATCGGCGGGTTCGTCGGCGAGTTGATGATAGACGTCCACATCGAGCGGGAAGATGCCGCCCAGCACGTCGATAATCGGCCGGTACTTGGCGCGCGCGCCGGGCAGCTCCAGCTGCTCGATCAGCGCCAGCGCCTGGGCCATGCAGTCGAACAGGCGGCGCGGTCGCCGATCCCCGGCGATTCGCCGGATCTGAATGTCGTACAGACGCCGGGCGACCTGCATCCGTGACAGGCCGGCGGCCTCGCGGCGCAGCGTGAGATAGCGAGACGCCGTCATGATCGTGGCAACGGCGTCGGATTTGCCGGTGCGACGAGACGGGATGCAGGCGTGCAACATCGTGGCTCCTTTCAGCGAGCGGGGGCGGCGGGTTGATGGTCGGGGTTGCGGAAGACCCAGCAGTTCACCGTTTTTTCGGTGAGGCGGCTGTTGGTGGCCTTCACGTCGACGAACTTGCGGCGCTTGCTGGTCTTGAGCAGGCGTTTCAGTTCGTTGGTGGAACAGGGCAGGCGCAGGCCGGCGTCGGCGCAGCGCTTCTCGAAATCGACGAGGCTGATCGCATGGACGTCGGGTACGCGGCTGTGGTCGATCGCGCCTGACGATGCCGAGGCGGCCGGGTTGTTCAGATAGTCGAACCGCTCCCAGAACCACTCAACGTGGGGGTGATCGGTTTCCACGGCGCGCTGGCGCTCTTCGAGCATGCCCATGATGAATTCGTGGGCGCGGCCGACTTGATCGTCGGTGAGGTTGCGCACGACGATCCGCATGGCGTCGAGCATCGCGGCGAGCTGCGCATGGTTCTTGGCGAGGCGTCCGTTGCGGATCGCCTTGTTGGCGAGCATCCGCGCCTCGTGGTGTTTGAACGCCTCGCGATAGGTGGCGAGGATATCGTCTTCGCGCCGGACAACGTGGATGATGAAGCCAGACACGTCCTCGACGTCGATGCGCGCAAGCTGCTCGCCCGCCGTCTTGCCGTCGACGCTGAACAGGCTCTTGTCGAAGTGGATCGCCATGATGCGCTCGCGAAGCGCGGGCGACGCCTCGACGGTGTCGTTCTGGGCGACGACGATCGCGCCGCGGAACGGCGGTTCGAACGTCTCCATGCCGCCGTTGGCGATGGCGCGGGTGCGGACGGCGCGACCGTTGTAGGCGGTCTTCAGCTCGTCCCATTCGAACTTGCGGCCGTGGGGGGCGTCCTGCCCGCGATCGGCCTCAATCAGCACGACGGGGAGGTTGCCGACCGACCCGAGGGTGCGCGCGATGCCGGCGTTGGTCGCCTTGGTCGGATCGAACCCCTCGTAATTGGAGCGGCCGAGCAGCTTCCACAGGAATTCGAGCAGCGTCGTCTTGCCGGTGCCGGGCAGGCCCGTCATTTCGAGGAAGGCGAGGCTATCCTGTTCGGCGCGGATATGATCGGCGAAGAGCGACAGCGTCCAGAAGGCGAGCGCAACGATACCCTTGACGCCATAGGCAGTGACGAGCGGCGGAACCCAGGCGAGATTGAGCCGGTCGGGCTCATAGGTGATGCGCAGCAGGCGGTCGGTGGTGCGCAGCTTCACCGATTGCCTGCCCAGGACGAAATATTCGTCCTCGTTCGGCTCGTGGACCCGGCCGCGGTGCACGGCGATGTCGCCGAAGATCCACGCGCCGTGTTCCTTGGAATAGCCGGTGTGCTGGATCGCCTCGACCATTCGCAGCGATCCCCACTGGAGCTGCATCAGGCGGTCGATCTGGAATTGCGACCCGGTCCATTGCGCGCCGGCCGCGATCGAGGCGAGGCGCTTCTTGAACTCGCCGTTGGTCGAGCAGGCGGACCCGGAAAAGGTCGCCTTGACGGTGTGGCGGCCCTTGGGGAAGTCGATGCGCAGAAAATAGGCGCCCTCTTCGATATTGGGGTCGCGCTGAAAATAGAGGGTGCGGAAGACGCAGTTGGCGACTTCGTCGATGTCGACGGCCTGCTCGGCGGCAAGGTCCAGCCGCTCCTGCGGCGTCATGTCCTTGATGTGGGCGAATTCCGGGTCGTCGCTTTCCATCCACATCGTCTGGATCTGATTGATCCGCTCGACGGAGAAGCTTGCCCAGAGTTGCTTACCGGCAAAGGTGAGGGGGAAGGACGCGTAATGCTCCTTCCGGTAGATCAGCATCGCCTTTTCGGTGGCGCTGGTGGCGATCGTGACGTCGCCGTTCCACAGGTAGCCGGCGAGATCGTCGGCGCCGAGCTGGTCGGACTGATGCAGGTCGTTCCAGTCGTGCTTGTCGCCCTCGCCGTCTGGACGGACCTGCGCGGCGCCGCATTCGAAACCTGCGTCGCGCGCCTTCTTGACGAATTCGCGGGTGTAGCGGACGCCCGCCGCGCCGACGTCATAGGCGAAGACGAGGCGCGGCGCGGGGCGGTTCGCGGCGGCTGCGGCCTTGCGCAGCTCGTCGAGCGCGGTGGCGGGGTAATTGTTGCACGACAGGGTGCTGACGGCGATGGCGCCGCGGTCGCGGAAGGCGGGCGACTGGTTGAGCGCGATGGCGTCGAAGATGCCCTCGGCGATCCACACCTCTTTGGCGGCGGCGAGCGCTTCCATGGTGTGCGACGGCATCGCCCACCACAGGCCGGTGTATTTGCACCCCCAGGCGAAGACGGCCTTCTTCTTGCCGAAGCGGGCCGGCTGATCGATCAGCCTTTCCCAATAGGTGTTGGGGGCGCCGGGCAGCGCGAACCGGACGGTCGCCGAGCTGATGCGCCGGTCGCGGTCGTGATAGACCTCCTGCGTATAGCAGCCGCGCAGCCCCATGAGGTCGAACCCGCGCGCATGCTGGAGATAGGCGTCCGCCGCGGCGTGGGGGTTCTCGCGCGTCTGGACGTGGCGCTTCGACCAGTCGTCGAAGATTTCGGGGTAGAGCGGCTTGACCTGAAACGTCTCGCCGCAGCGGTTTTCGCGCCCACAGCGCAGGACGAAGGGCTTGTCCGCCCAGGTGAACAGCTCCCGCTTCTGGCAGGCGGGGCATTTGCCCTCCTGCAGATACCGGCCCTTCTCCTTGAAGCCGTAATCCGACTTCAATCTGGCGAGGACCTCACGGAGAATATCGGGTTGCACGAGCGGGGCGATCTTTCGGGGCAAGCGGGTGGCGTTGCCGGAAGCGGGGGCTTTCGGCGGGCATCAGTCAGGACAGGGGCGGTCGCGCGGCGCGGGCGCCGCGGGAGATCAGGTAGTCACGGGTTGGGCGAAGACGGCGCCGATCGCGGCGGCAAGGCCGTCTTCGTCGTCATTGGCGGGAAGGGGCGGCGCGTCGTCATTCGCCGGCTTGGCGGGTTGCGCCCGCCACGTGCCGAACGGCAGATGCACCGCCGGGTTAGGTTGCGCCGAGGGGCGCAGAGTGCGGACGACCGACAATTGGCCGACGAAGACGTGTCCGCAGTCGACGTTCTCGCATGTCATGCGCAGTTCGCGCACCATCGCGGTGACGTCGTAGCTGTTGCGCACGATGCAGCGCGATTGGCAGTGCGGGCAGGCGATGGCCGGCATCCGCGGGGTGTAGGATCGTTTCTCTTTTTTCACTGGCTTGCGCCCCCGGTATTCCCCGCGCTCGTCGGGAGGAATGAGGTGAGGCGCCGGATCACACGCCCCCAGGCGCTTTGCGCCTCTTCGGCCTCGGCGAGGGCGCGGAGCGCCTGCACCGGCGAGGCATTGGTTACAGTGAGCGCAACGCCCGCAGCGATAGCGTCGCCGCTTTCCGAGGAAGCCTTGGCGATCGCGTCGGCGAGCTGGCGGCGGCAAGCATCCACCTGCGCGCGCGCGCCCTGCAATTGGAAGACGAAAGCGTCCGCGAACGGGGCACCCTCGCCCCCCGCCGCCTGATAGGCGGCGTCATAAGCGAGCGCCTGAGCGATTGTCGGCGTGGCGGTGCAGCCGTCCTCCGACCAGTACCGCACGGCACGTGCGCTGCGCCGCGCCATCTTGGCGCAGGTTGGCCAGCCAAGGACGCCGGCAACGCGAGTCATCGCTGCGGGGAAGGTGAGGGGCGCGCGGAGCTGCGTCACTAGCTGGCACTCCGCTTCAATTCACGATGCCGAACGAATTGGTCCGCCGGCACGGCGTCGCTTATCTCAGCAGCATGAGTGCAAACGACATCCGGGCGCGATCGAAGCGGGAAAATTACGTCTATGGCCTGCACGTCCAATCCGAGCTCGAAAGCCTTTTCCAAAACCAAGGGCTGTTTCGTCGCTGAGATGCGGCCTGCGGTTTTCCAGCTCTGCACAGTCGATGCAGCTTCGTTCATCGCTTCCGCCATCGGGCGGACACCGCCGAATCGATCGAAGAGGTTGCGTTCGCCGTCCATGCACGAATGCGTACGAGTTATTCGTACGGCGATCAACGATTATTTCGTACAGACGGTGTGCGATTTTTTCGCGACCAAGGCGCCGTGAGTTCCGCCGCTATCAATCTGAAGGCCCTGCGTGAGGCCACCCATCCCCGAATGAGTGTGAGAGCACTTGCGGAAGCGCTGGGGATGCCGGCGTCGTCGTACGCGTTCTATGAAGACCCCAAGAAATTCAAAAAGCCTTTGCTTCCCATGGAATTGGTCCGGGCACTAATCGAGCCGCTAACGGCCAACGGCATACCTGAAAGGGAAGTTCTGGCGCTGGGTGGTGTCGGGGAATCTGCATTGCCTGCTTCCGCCATGTCGAGCGAGGCAGCCGCCGACCTGCTTGATCTAGTTGGCGTCGCGTCTGTGGACATGGCCTATGGCATGGGGCTGACCTTCGCCGATGGTCACGTCGACGTGCAGGTTATGCACTTCCCGCGCGCCTGGATCGAATCGCTGACAGCGACCGCTCCGCAGGATCTAGCCTGGGCACGCGGCCGGGGGAATTCGATGTCGCCGACGATCGAGGATAACGACCTCGTCCTGATCGATCGATCGGACCGTGTGGTGCGGGATCAGGATGCGATCTGGGCTTTCACCATTGGCGACATCGCCATGATGAAGCGCCTGCGCATCCGCGGCGAAAACGTGACGATCCTTTCGGACAACAAAAACGTCGATCCGGATCACGCTCATCCAGACGAGATCAATATCGTCGGACGTGTTTCGCATATCGTACGTCGGCTTTGATGAGGCCAGTGCCACGTGGGGGTGGAGCATTCGCAGCCTATGGCGCGATCGGTTGCATGGCGCTTATACTCGCTCCTCTCATAGCCTTGCTTGCGATGCGTTCCGGTAACGAAGATGCTCCGGTGGTCGAAGCGGGCAGGCCGAAACGATTCGCCGGGCTGGTTATCAGCGGACGTCCGTCCGACGCGAAGTCGGGGGGATTTCGAGATTGCGCAGTCGACGGATCGGTCGCCACTTGTCGCCGCGGACACTTTCAGTTCTTGGGCCACGGTGTAGCGTCGGCGGCCGTAACCCTGGAAAGCCTCGGCGGGTCGCCCTTCGATCCGAACGCCGCTGTGTTCTCGTCGGTCGATCTTGCCTTTCCCGATCCGAATGCTCGCGATGGCTTTGTAGCCGATCTGGGAGGCCGTGGATGGATACGGCGGAACTGGCGTCGCTATGCCTATTTGTACCGGGAGCACACGCCGGTTGAGATCCAGTGGGAGCCTGAAGATGGTGCTCGCCTGACGGTCCGCCCGATCGATCGCGGTGACGCTGATGAGTACGTCGGCCGCTCGAAAGCCGCCGCGGATCAGCGGCAGCGCGAGAACGATTTCACGACGGCGATGAAAAAATGATCGCTGCATTGATCCTGCTAGTCGCGGTGTCGATACCCTCGGCGCAGTGTCGCGCGACCGATGGAGACACGATCCGCTGTGGTGATGAACGAATTCGGCTGTTGGGAATCGACGCCCCTGAGTTGCCCGGTCACTGCCGGCGGGGGAGACGCTGTACTATCGGCGATCCGTACCGGGCCACTGCCTCGCTGCGCAGGGCAATGTCGGGTCGGTTGACCATAACGAGTGTAGGGCATGACCGCTATGGTCGCACGCTCGCACTGGTTCGAGGATCGAACGGTGATTTGTCGTGCTGGCAATTGCGGAACAAGCAGGCGATCTATCGCATTGAGTGGGACGATGGCAGACGGGTTGCGTCCATCTGCCCGGCGGACATCCGATAGACTTTTAAACGCCGATCATTGAGGATGAGTGCAGTGCGGAAAAGTGGCCCCTATGCCGGAACAGTGGTTGCATTTGATGTCAACCTTCCAGAGATGAAATTGTTCGGGTCTGGAGGCTTGGTATTTGATGTTCCCGCTGGGGTGCATCGTCTTGAGCATTCTGGAAATGACAACCCTAACGATTACATTTTGACTACTAATAATGGTAAATCCATAACGGTAGGCATAAGTTGGACTGGCTCGGGGCACGTGGTAATATCGTAAGGTTCATTGGAACCTCGCTTTCTCGGTATCTGCATTCGAGCTTAGGCCGCCTGAAGCTTCAGTTTCGTCATGAAAGCGCGATCTCCAATGCTGTGTTCCACCTCGATTACCAGCCAGCCGATTGCGTCGATCGCCGCCTTGTAGCCGCTAATCGAAGTCCGCTGCTCGGGCGCGATGTCTGGTCGCCCAAGCGCCAGCGTCAGCGAAAGCGAGACCGGCTCGCGGCCCGCCTTCGCCAAGGCGGTGTTGGCGGCGGTCGCCGCGGCCTCGTCGGTCGGGTAGACACGGGCAAGCTTCTTCGCGCCGTCGACCTTCCCGGCGGTGAAAGTCCGGCGCATGCCCGCCTCGCGATCGTGCCATGTCGCCTGTACCCCCGGCACGTCGTCGCGCTTCTGGCGGGTAAATTGGTGCGCGTCGCCATCGCGCCGGCGAATAGTCAGGGTCGGAAGCGTCTTGCCGGACGGTGTGACGCCGGCGCCGATCGGTGACAGGATTAGCGCACCCCCCGCGACCTTCGCCACGGCGCCATGCTCGCGGCCGAGGCGGCGCAGGAAGGCGAGGTCGCTCTCGCGGCTCTGCACCTTCGTTCGGATGGCGATTGCGGCGAGCGCCTCCGCGCAGCGCGGCTTCACCCGCATGCGCGCGGCGACCTCGGCGACGATCGCGCCTAGTGTCGTGTCGTGATACGCCTTTTCGCGCCGGGTCTTACTGTCGCCGGCGAAGTCCGCGGCCCGCGCGCGGATGGTGATGCGATCGGGCGGGCCATCGTGCGACACCTCGTCGACGATGAAGCGGCCCTTGTCGACAAGGCCGGGTGTGACGTCGACGCCCTGTTTCCATCCGATCTGCAACTGCAGGGTCGCGCCGGTCGGCGGCAACTCGAAATCGCCGCGTGTATCGTCGAGAACCAGGTCGAGCTGGTCGGCTTCCTCCCCACGCTTCTCCGTCAGGCTAAGCGAGATCAGCCGGGGACGGACCTTGGCGGTGATGTCGAGTAGCTGCATCGCTTCGTCGAACAGGGTGCCCCGCAAGTCGGTGCCGCCCATGGTGAGGCGAAAATCCGGGATGTTGTTCACGACTGGGCCTCGTCGTCGACGCGCAACAGGTTGACCGTGAAGTCGATCTTGAGCGGCGTGCCATCGGGCAGGAGGTGGCGATAGCCCTCGTCGATCGTCTGGATTACGTACGCCCCGAAGACGCGGCCGGCGCCGTCGACGACCGGCCACGCATCGCCGGCATTGGCCATGGTACGCAATTGATCGAGCGAGGCGGCGCCATCGCACAATTCCGCGTAGGCGGTGCCGCTGATCGCGATCGTCTCTTCGCCAGGACCGACATATTGGGTTGCGTCCCGCGCGCCGATTCGGGGCGAGGTGGCGTGCTTCCACGCGCTGCGGCGCTGCAGCTCGTCGTGCGCCAGCGTCGGGATCGAGAATGCAAAGAGTCCGATGGCCAGAAGCATCAAAATTCATCCTCGTCGGCGTAGCGACCCCGGTTGCTCGACTGCCCGGCCATTACCTTCGCCACCTCGCGCGCAACCAGCTGCGCCAGCGTCGCTTCGTCCTGGCCGGGTGCGCCGTGGACATGGATGTTGACCGGCGGCACCGCTGCGGCCTGCGTCGCCCGCGGCGGGCCATTGCTGCGACGTCCTGCGGCGCCAGCGGGCGCCGCGCCGCTCGCCGCCATCGCTCCGACCGCGATAGCGGACGTCATGCGCCGGGACAGGCCGTCAAGGCGCCCAACCGGGCCGTCTTCCCCACCGGCGATGCCGTTCGTCAGGCCCTGCATCATGTAGCCGCCGAGGCCGGCGAAAACGCGGGAGGGTGAGTGGATGCCTAGGACCGATTTGAACATGCGGACGGCGCCGAGGCCGATCGCCTTGATTTTCGCCAGCACGATCCCCGGATCAATGCCGCCGAGCAGCCCTCGCATGATCATCAGGCCGGCGGTCTTGAATAGACCGACGCCGGTCGTCGCCAGCCAATTGCCCGCAGCGATGAAGCCGTTGCGGATTGCGCCCCAAAAGGCGAACCAGGCGGCGCTGATTTCGCCCCAATGGTTCCACGCGGCGTAGAGTAACGCGACGGCGCCGACGACGGCAAGCACGACGCCGATGATGGGCGCGAGGCCGATCGACGCGACGCCGCCCGCAACGCCCATCGCCACGAGGCCCGCGTTAATGATCGCGATCGGCCCCATGATGCCGGCCAGGACGATAGCCCCGGCGCCGAACACAACGAAAAGGGCGGCGAGGGCCGCGGCGCCGATCACCGCATATTTCGCAAGCACAGGATGCGCCTGGGCGGCGCGGCCGATCCACTGGGCGAACGCGGTCGCGCGGACGGTCACGGCGTTGACGGTCGGTAGGAGCATCGCGCCCAGCGTGATCCCCAGCGCCTTGGCGTTGATGGTGAGCTGCTTCGACTGTTCGGCGGAGTCCCGCATGCGCTCGGCAAAGTCGCGATCGGTGGTGCCGCTGGCGCCGGCCGCGCTGGCGCGGATACGGCGATATTCCTCCATGTTCTGGATGAGGGGGCGCAGGCCCTGCTGGACCTGCGCATCCTCAAACAGGAAGCCGATCTTGCCGAGGTCGCCCTTGGTCGCCTTGCTGGTCAACTCGGCGATGGCCTCAAGCGGCGTCTTGCCCTCGGCATAGGCCTTTTTCAGCGCGTTCGGCAGGTCGATCCCGAATTTCGAGAAAGCCTTGATCGTCGCCGGTGATGCGATCTTCTGAATGATGTTCGAGACGTTGGTCGCAGCGGAGGCGCTGTCGCCGGCGCCCTTGCGCGCGATTTGCAACGCGGCCGACAGGTCGGCGACCGCGCCGATGCCCGTCTGTCCGAGCGCCTGATAGCCGGCCGTGAGGGCAGGGAAGGCACCGGCCATGTCCTTGATCTCGAAGGCGCCGTCCTTGCCGGCCTGCGCCATCACGTCGATCACGCGCGCAGTCTGCTCGACCGGCACCTTGAGATTGTCGTTGGCGGCGAACGCCGCTGCCGACAGGTCCGCGATCTCCGCCTTGTACGCGGTTGCGGCGCGGCCGATCGGGCGCATCATCGCGACCGCCTTCGGCGTGGCGAGGCCGAAGCCTGCCAGGGTATCGACACCCTCTTGCAAAGCCTCGGGGAGCTGGTTGGCGTCCTTCGCCGCGCGCAGCAGCTCGCGACCGAGCTGGACGGCCTTCGCACGCGGCATGTCCGCCTTCTGCGCGATCGTCGTCATGGTCGATTCGTATTCCTGCGCCGCTTTCACCCCGGCCCAGATCCCCGAGCCCATGGCGACGCCGGTCCCGATCGCCGCAGCACCGCTGGCAGCCATGTTGCCAGCCATGCCCTGGACGCGCGCGAATCGTTCGCGTGCGGCTGAGGCGCGGCGTTCGCGATCCGCCAGCTCGCGGACCCGGCGGCTCTGTTCTTCAATCTCGCGATTGGCGCCGGCCGCCTGCGTCCGTAACTCGCGCTCGTGGCGGGCAAGATCGCCTGTAGCCAGGCCTGCAGCACGGAGCCGCTCGCGCATTTGCTGAAGCTGGGTCGTTTCGGCCTGATGCTGGCGGGTCAGCCGCTCCGCCTCCGCCTTCGCCTTGGCAAACTCACGCGTCATGGCGCGGGTCGGACTTGCCGTCTGGGCCAGCTCGCGACCGAGCGCGGTGGCCCGTGCCTGGGCGGCTCGCATTGCCGCGCCGGACGATTGCATGCCCGCCTTCAGCTGACGGAAACCGGCCAGATCGGCTTGCGCGCGCTCGATCTCCTTCAGGCGGTCGCGGGTCGCCTTCAACGCCTGCGCGGTGCGCGTCGAGCCGGCGGCCATGTCACGCAAGGGGCGGGTTACACGATCGCCCGCTTCGAGCAGCATGCGGATGCGCAGGTTACGATCGGCCACGTCGTCAGCTTTCGGGGTTGTGGCGCTTCACCGCCTTGGTTCGCCAGCCCATCAGCTCAGACAGGCTCATCGGGGCCATGGCGGACGGCGTCCATCCGAAGACGGTCGCGAGATCCGCCATTGCCTCCTCTACGTCGTTGGGGAAACCGCTTCCTTCGCCGCCTTCGGCAGCAAAAAATCCATGACTTCGCCACCTAGCTGCATGAAGTCGGACGGTGCCAGACGGGCGATGTCGGCCTTGTGCAGGATCGGCATGGTGATACGCGGGAGGACGGTTTCCAGCGCGACATAGTCGAGCTGCGACAGCGCCATCAGCGTAACGCCGCGCAGCTCGCCGGCGTTGGGCGTGCGAATCTGCACGGTTGTGATCGGCTCGGCTTCGCCGCGTGTGAGAGGGAAATCGAGGGTGACGGTGCGCACGATAGCAGTGCTGGTGAGCGCGGCAGCGACAGTGGCGGTCATGGTGGGCGCTTTCGGTTTGATGGCTGGGGGGCGCCGGCGGAACGATCCCGCCGGCGGTAGGGCAGGGGACGTCAGTAGAGGCCGATCGCGGCGCGGATCTCCGCGCGGCGATCGACGCCGTCGACGATCAACGTCCCGGCGAGAACGTCGATCTCGATCAGGGTGACGCCGTTCCAGACGAGCTTGTAATAGGCGACCGCGGTCTTGACCTTGAACTCTCCGGCCTCGCCGATCTTCTGCTCGCCCATATCGATCTCTTCGTGCCGGCCGCGGATCTCGACCTCGACGGAGTCGACGGCACCGGTATCGTCCTGCTGATAGGCGCAGGCGAAGCGCAGGCCGACGCCGGTGGCGCTGGTAACACCATATTGCGCAAGGACGTCGCGCATCGGGCCGCCGAGCGTCCATTCCGCTTCCAGCGGCTCGGCGCCAAGGTCGACCTTGATCGGACGGTCCATGCCGCCGCCCCGCCAGTCTTCGAGCTTGCGGGTGAGCTTGGGCAGGGTGAACGATTCGACCTGCCCGATATAGACGAGGCCCGTATTGGCCAGCATCAGATCCTTGAGCTTGCGGGGCATCCCCATGGCGTGTTCCTTCCGGTGTGAGGGGCTGGCGGCGGTCAGCCGTTCGCGACGAGGGTGGCGAAATCAGCGAGGAATTCGTCGCTGATCTCCTGCTCCAGCCCGAGCGCCTCCAGCGGGGGGACGGGCGTGTAGCGGTAGCTGATGACGAGCTGCCCGGCCTTGAGATTGGCGACGGGGTTCTTGTCGGCAACGAATTCGGCCTTGGCGCCGAGGATCATGCCGGCACGCGCGAGGGCGCGGAATTTCTCGTTGATCTCCTCGACGATCGCCTTGGCGAGGCCGGGCGTCAGCGGCTTGTCGGCCGCCCAGACGAGGCCGGTGACGATGCTGTCGCCGAGGATCTGCGCGGTGCGGGTTGCCGATTCGAACGTGAAGTCGCTCGCTGGGTCGGCGCAGGTTCGGTTGCCCCAGAAGCGCAACTCACCGTTGAGGCGGACGATCGTCGTGACCTGGGCGGCGCTGAGGATGGCGGCGTCGCAATCGGGATCAGAGATGTCGAAGCCGACGTCCTTCGTCATGCCATCGACCCCGGCGAGCGGCACGTTGGACATCGTCTTGTGCCACCCCTGCGTCTGATCGATCGCGGCGCGCAGGCCGAGGGCATGCGCCACGGCGAAGCTGGCGACATCGACGCCATCGGCGCCCAGCGGCATGGTGAGGTCGGGCCAGATCAGCATCAGCTCGCGCTGGGTGAAGCCGTCGCGATAGGTGGCGACGGCGATGCGATCGGCGCCGATCGCCGCCGCATACGCCATGGCGCGCAGGCGTTTGGCGACGGCGGCGAGCGCAATCGCGACGTCTTCCGTGTCGAGGCCGGGGGCGCCGATGATGCGGGGGCGCAGGTTGATCTGACCTTCGGCCGCCAGCAGCGCCTGCATGCCTGTCTTCACGCCGTTCACGTCGGCGCCGATCACGGCCGCTTCGGTCGCCTCAGCATCGGCGCCCGGCGCAACGCGCACGACGACGACAGGCGCGCGAACCTGGGCGGCGATGGCCTGCAACGCGCCCTTGAGGGTGCCCGCCGCGCCCGCGGCCGCGATGGCGTCGGCGAGGACGGTCACCTTGACGGGGGTGTTGAGTGGGAACACCGCGGGATCGGCCGCGGGTGCGGTTGCGACCAGACCGATCACGGCGGTTGCGACGGTCGCGATCGTCCGGTTGGTACTGGCGACCTCGGTCACCTTGATTCCGTGGAACATTATCAGTCCTTTCAGGCGAGCGCGCCAAGCGCGGTGACGGGGGTTGAAAATGTGAAGCCGGCATCGATCGCGTCGGTGCGCCGGCCGGTAATGGTGAGGGTCGCCGTGCCGGTCGCCGTGCCAGCAGCGAGGGCGATGCGCTGGACCCGCGCACGTCGCTCGTGGCGCAGCAGCGCCATGGCTGCGGCGGCAAAGACGCGGATGCGCGTGGCGTCGTTGAGCGGCTGATCCAGCAGCTCGGGGATGCGCGACCCATAGTCGCGGCGGCCGACGCGCGTGCCGACCGGGGTGCCGAGGATGTCGGCGATCGACTGGCGGAGGTGATCGGCGCCCTCGCAGGTCCGGCCGGTGTGGCGGTCCATACCGATCATTGCGGCGGCCCCGACAGCGCGGCGCCGGCCTGCACGTTCTTGTGGAGGTGGCTCTTGAGGCTCTTGCCGGCGCCAATCACATCCGCATCGGCGGTGATGGTGCCGGTTGAGCGGATATCGCCATCGACCGTCAAATCGCCGGTGAAGTGCAGGCCGCCCTGCGCAACGACAGACACGGTAGCTCCCGCCGGGAGATCAGCAAAAAGGCGATGGCCTTCGGGATCATAGCCGATCGTTGCGCCGTCTTCGAATTCGATCAGCGTGGAGCCATCGCTCGCCGGGTGGGGGTTGGCGTCGGATTGTAGCGAGCCGATGATGATCGCGCGCATCGTGTCGCCCTCTGGCGAGGCGACGAGTACCTGTTCGCCGACGCTGGGTGGCGACCAGACGCGTGTCTTACCGATGCGGGTTACCGCCCATGGGATCGGGCCGGTGACGAAATCGTCGGCGATGCGGACACGACACATACCGGCGCCGAGTTCGACGCTCTCGATCGTGCCCTCACGCAGGAGATCGCCCACGAGGCGTTGAATATCGGTCGGGTCGGCCATTGTGATCCGACCATGCGCAGTGCCGGGCGGATCGCGAGCGGCTGCTCGTGTAGAAAGCCTTTCTACACGAGCAGCATCAAGGCAGATCAGCGACTGGTGCTCTGGCCGTCCTGCTGGACAAGTTCGCCTGATTCGATAGCGTAGGCGCATGTACGATTATGTCACAGGAGAGCGCCGCCCACCTATTCCTGCTGAGATAAAGCGGCGCGTGCTGGTGGAAGCGGGACATCGCTGCGCAATCCCGACCTGTCGCTACATCGAAGTCGAAATTCATCACATTGTGCCGTGGAGCACATGTCAGCGGCACGAATACGAAAACCTGATTGCCCTGTCTGCGAATTGCCATCGACGTGCTGACCGAGGTGAAATAGACAGGAAGTCTCTTAGGCTTTACAAGCTTAATCTGAGATTCGCGCACGACAAATATTCACAGTTAGAGCTGGATATGCTGTTCGATCTTTACAACGGCCCACCTGAACGCTGTGCGCCATGGGCACCATACATGATGATATTTTTTAAGCGCCTGTTAGACTCGGGGTTTGTACAGATCGTCGGGAGTGCAATTCAGTCCTTCACAAATGGTGTGAAGACATCGCCGGATTATCTGATCATTACCCCGCTCGGCCGCGAATTCATCGCTGACTTAGGTATGGATGAGCTGTAATCCGGCGTTGTTCCGCTCAGCCGTCTCCATTCAAGATCGTAAACATCTGCCCCGTCACCAATGGCCCCCACGACGCCGCCACGCAATTCTTCATGACGACGGCATCCTCGGTGCTGATCGTCACCTCTTCCTCCCGGTACACCCGCTGCGCCAGATCGTAGCGCCGCACCTGCTCGTCGCCTGGAAGCGACCGGCCGTCTGCGGGCGGGAGCAGCAGCGAGCGCACGAGAACACCGCGCACGGTGAGCGGTGCTCCCTCCATCATGATCGGGGCGCCGTCGAGTTCGGTCAGCGGCGTATTCGTCTTGATCTTCATGGCGATGGTCCTTCGTGTGTCAGGCGGCGAGCAGGATCTGTTTCCAGCCCTGCGCATCGGTGCCAGTGAGTTTCAGAAAGCCTTGGCCGGTCGCCTCGTTGGTGACGAAGCTGCCCGGCTCGGCGACGGTGTTGCCTTCGGGATGCTGCTCCACCGTCGTCCACAGCGGCTTGCCCGAGCCTGGGCGAAATTGCTGTGCCGCGATCGATGCGAGGCGGAAGCCGAGGCCGCCGATCTTCGTCGTCAGGTCGCCCTGGGGCAGCCAGATCGACGCTTTGAGGATGATCGGCGTGAAGGCACGCGCGTCGAGGTCGATCGAGCCGATCTCCAGCCCGATGCCGTCGCGATAGCCGATCGTGCCCTTGCGCTGCAGGAAGTGCGTATAGGTGCCGATCTGGATCGGCGCCTTGTCATCCGTGCCATCCCAATCGGCTGCGTCCGATCCGTAGAAGCACAGGTTGCCATACCGGTTGATCCAGCCCAGCCGATCGAGGTTGCTGCCGATGTTGCCTTCGGGGTGGTTGCCACCCCCGAAGGGCCGCGCGCGCTGCCATTCGTAAAAGGCACCTTCGCCGATGTAGTCGGCGGGCATATCCGAACGAGCCACGCTGTTATGTGCTTGGCGCGCGAGGATCGACGTTTTGTTGCCGACGATGTCCATCACCATGCCGTAGGCATGCGCGTACACATGCCCGCCGATCAGGAAGCGCTGGTTGTCCGGCGATGTCTGGTTCGAATAGAAATAGAAATCGGCGCCGTTCAGATCGTCGGTACGCTGCGTGTAGAGCACCAGGCGCGCGTGTCCGCTCGATCCGCCGAGCAGCAGCTTGGGCGTCGCGATCTGCAGGCCTTCGTCGGCCATGATGAACGCTTCCCCGCCGAGCAGCCCCGACAGGCGCTGGCGCACCCACGCGCCGATCGTCGGCGAGACGTCATCGGCGGCAATGATCGAGACGCCATCGGGCGTGTACGGCGCCCTGGCCGTCTCCCAGTAGAAGTCACCCGGTGGGATGCCGGGCGCTTGAAGGGCTTGTTTGCGATTGCTGACCGGCGCTGCCGTAAAGTCCGACAGCGTGACCCAGACGGGGCCGGCGGGGCCGGCGGGGCCGGTGTCGCCCTTATACCAGTTCTGCAGATACGGCGTGATGAGATCGCGAAAGTCGGCCATCGTCAGCCGCTTCGTGTCGTCGCCCTGCACGATCGGCAGGAATTCGGCACCGGAAAGAGGGCCGGCGAGCGGCAGCGCTGTGATCTTGACCATTGGCCTACACCTTCATGATGTAATGGATGGCGATCGACGGCTGGGTCACATCGACCGTGTGGCCGTGCGCCCCCGCCGATTCGGCCGTGCCGGCCAGGGCGGCGTGGTGCGTGTGGGCAGCATCCACGGGGTCGACCGTCTTGATCGTTGTGTCCGATCCGCCGCCTGCCGTTTCCGTCTTTCGGGTGACCGCTAGCGTGATGCCGGTGACGGCCGCGTCGGTGTCGCCTTCCACCTCGACCAGGTGGGTATGCGCGCCGGCCTGCGAGGTTTGCTGTTCACTGGCCCCGAACGTCGACCCCACCTCGTGCTCGGCAGAGGCGCCGACTGCCACACGGTTTCGCAGGTCGGGTGTCGTGATCGGTCCGCCACCATCCGTGCGCTCGACGGTGCGACCGTCGCATATCGCCCAGCCGGGCGGAACGGTGGGCTCGAAGCCGAGCCACAGCAGAATGATGCCGATGGGAACCGCGGCGAATATGCTGTGCTCGATCATCGCGTCGACGACTGCCACGGGCGGCACGCGCGCGAGGTCCGCGCCAGCAAGCCCTTCCGCGACAGTCGCAAGCTCTACGACCCCCTTGAAACTCGTCGTAGCCGGCGGATTGAGGAAATTCGTATCTCCGAACCGCAGCTCGCTGATGTCGCCGGTCGGAAAGGCGACGTCGAAGGCGAGCAGGAGCGTCGACCCGACGCTCTTCTCTGCAATCGGATCATCTTGCCCATAGACGGCGAAGAGCGTGCCATCCGCCAGGAAGAGACCGAAGCCGGTGATCTGGTAACTCAGCGGTTCGTCGTCGCGGACGATCATGTGGATGATGTTGTCGCCGACCTGTGAGCCGGACAGGTTCGTGATCCGCCGCGTCTCGCCTGGAAGGGCAGTAAGCGTCGGCGCCACCACGAAGCGCGTGGCGGTGAGGCCCACGCTCGCGATCGTCAGGTCGATGTCGTCGGACGCCTGCGCGGCGGCAAAGCGGGTCAGTCCTGCGGTCGTGACGGTCAGGATCAGCGCAGCGGTCATCGGGTGGCATCCAGCAAGGTATCGTCTTCGGCCTCGATCGGCTCGCCATCCTCGGTCTGCAGCAGATCTGCCCAGAAGGACGCGGTGTCGGGCGTCAGGACGCCATCGGACCGGGTGAGGCTGACTACGCGCGCGACGCTCTGGATGCCGATCGATCCGCGGGCCGGGATCGATTGGACAAGCGTCAGATGCTCGCGCAGCGGCTTCACGCGCGCGATCTCGCGGATGATGGCGTCGGCGAAGGCCGCGGTCGATCGGCGCCCGCCGGGCGCTTCACCCGCACTCGTGACCATCGGCAGGTCGATGGTGAAGGTGTGCGGTGCGGCGCGCGGGGTCGCCTCATGCCATTCGATGAGGCGGGCGAGGCCATCGAAACGGGCTAGGACGGTTTCGACCGACGCCCGCGTTCCTTTTTGGCGGTGAAGTGCAATGGACCCCGCGACGACGCTACGCTTTTCCGCCTCCGACCAGTCGGCATCCCAACTGTCGACCGACAATCCGTAGGCGAGCCATGGAAGCCACGCCGCCTCGATCCGCGCGGGGTCGACCAGCGTGTCGATCGGGGCGGCGATGGCATCGCTACGCGCAGCAGTTTCGAGCGCGCGCTCGAAAGCGGTGGCGTTGGGCGGCAGCAGGCTCGGCAGCGTGGTCATTGCGCGTAGCCGGCATGATCGAGCACGATGTCCGTGCACAGCGCCGCCTCCGACGGCGAGCAGGTAATGCGGGCGGCCGGTGCGACAATTTCGACTTCGGACACACCTGCCGGCGAGGTCGCGGTGATGATGCCGGTCAGGGTGATGTCGCGATCGAGGCGGCGACTGTCGGCAAGATAGGCGTCAAGGCGGGCGCGAGCCTGTGCCAGCAGGAGAGCAGGATCAGGCCCGGAGAAGGTCGTGAGGCGCGCGTGGATGGCGAAGCGGATGATCTGCGCCGACTGGACGGTGACGTGGTCGCCCAGCGGCCGGATCGCCGGGGCGGTGACGATTGCGCGTACCGCGTCGAGTTGCTCCGCCGAGGCCGTGCCGTCGCCTGTCGCGGACAGGATGGTGATCAGGACCTCGCCGGGCGCCGGCGTGGTCGCGCTGGCATCGAGAATGTCGCCACGCGCATCCTTCGCGTGCTTGACGTAGGCAAGCTCGGGGCCGGCAACCGAGAAGCCTTCTGGGGCCAGCACGATCCGCTGGCGCAAGCCATCGTCATCCTCATAGACAGCTGCCGCGCCGGTCGTCGTATTCGCCGGCAGGACGATCAGGCGGGTGACGCCGACCAAGGCGGCAAGGTGATCGAGCGCCGGTCCCGTCGCATAGGCGACGAGATTCTGAAGGGCGCCGTCCTGAAAAGCCCGGCGCAACAGCAGCTCGTCATAGGCGCAGACCTGCAGCACCTTCATCGCCGGGTCGCTATCGACCGTCGCATCGAAGGTCGGCAGCAGCGCCTGGATACGCTCGACCTTGCGCGCAAGGATCGTTTCGTAGTCGAGCTGCTCGACGATTACCGGCGCGGGCAGGCGCGAGAGGTCGACGGTGGTAGAGGTGGCGGCCATGGCGCCGGCCATGTCGGGCGCCATAGTCGTCATGCGCTAGGCATGCCTCGTGTAGAAAGGCTTTCTACACGATCAGGACGGCGCGACATGGGCGAGCAGCGTGTCGAGGATCATATCCTGTTCGGCCACGGTAAGGCCGAGCAGCACGCGACGAGGGTAACGCACCTTCTTGCCTCCCTTTTCCGGTGCGTCTTCCAGCCCTTCCTGATGGACGGACGCGATGGCCGCCGCCCGGCCGGAGAAGCCGACCCATGCCTCGCCGCCTTCGGTCGCAGATCGGAGATATTTGGCGAGGCGCAGGCGGCGGAACATCATCTTGCTGCGCAAACGACCCTTACGGGCTTCCGCCTTCGTCTTGCGTGGGGCGAAGGGCGAACCGTCCGGCTGGACCTGACGAGCGATGCGATCGGACTGGCTCTTGCGGACCCTGCTGGCGACGCCGCGCAGAAACTGGCGACGCTTACCGGGGTCGATCTGGCGCAGAAGGGCCTGCGCCAATTGATCAATTTCGATCAGGTCGCTCATCCGCCCGCGACCATGTCATCGAGCAGACCGAGCCACGGATGCACACCCTCATCCATGCCGTCGAACCCGATTGCGCGCGGGACATCATCGATATGCGTGGTCCTCAGCTTCCCGTTGGGTAGCCGGTCGACGCGTACGCGCTCGTTTAGCTGGATCTCGATGGCGATGTCGCTGGTGGTGGCGTCGAGGACTTCGGACTCGAACGTGAAGGGCTGATGCTCGGCCCGGTCGAGCAGGTCGGGCTGATTGTGCGCCACCCACGAAAGAACAGGGACGAACAGCGTGTCGGGATCGCCGGCGAACGCCTGTACCCAGACGGTCAGCGTGTAGGTGATCTCGAACGACAGCGCCCGGGTGCCGATCGCACCGATCGCGCCCTTATCGACGTACAGCGAGAGGTTATGCGGATTCGCCTTCAACGCCGGCACCGTGGCGAGCAGCAGCGCGCGCAGGCTGTCGACCTTCTTCACCGGGCGACCTTCGAACAGGTGCCCGGCGCATTCCAGTCGATCAGGCGATCCTGCCGATCGGCATTCGCGCCGAACGCGCGCGCGAGCCGGATGATCGCGGCGCGCAGCCGCGTCGGGATCTGGGCAATCAGGTCCGGGTCCTCGGGCATGCCTGCGGGGCGATCGGCGCAGGCGAGCAGCTCAGCGGGCGGGCGGCGCGGCTCAACCTTGACCGCGATGGGCAGTGGGGCGAGTGCAGGGCGATCATCGCGCGGCCGGGCGCAACCCGGCAACGTGATTGACAGCAGCAGTCCACTCAGCATCGACAAGGTTGCGGCGCTCGGCTTGCGCATCGGCGTTCTCCATTCGGGTCAGTGCGTCGCGCATGCGCGCGGCAGAGGTGCTTGCGAGCTGGGCGTCGCGATCGGCACGGGCGTTGCCGTCGCGCATCGCGTCGGCGAGGATCTGCGCGGTGCGCTCGTCTGCGGTGGCCTTGAAGGCGGCGAGGTCGCCCGCGCGACGCAGACAGGCAACCCCGCGCTCGATGGCCTTCGTGCCCTTTGCGGCAGGGACTGCCGTCCATTCGGCACCGGTCCGCGCGCAGATCAGCTCGGCGCGGTGCAGGACGTCGTCGCGATCGGCGCGGATCTGGCGATATTGCACGTACAGCCAGGCGCCGGCGGCAGCGACGGCTAGGAGGACAAGGAACGCCGCTTCCGCGCGAACCTTGGCGACGATGGGGGACAGCAGGCGGCGGATCATCGCGGCAGCTCCTTCAGGCAAAGGGCGCGTTCGGCGCGGCGCCGGCGATCGAGGCCGTTCACGACCTTGCCGCCGGCCTTGTTCCACATGAGGAAGGCCTCGCAGGCGCCACGCCAGTCGCCGGCATCGAAGCGGCGGTCGACGGTCGACCGGCAATAGGCACCGGTGCCGATATTGTAGGCGAGGCTGATCGCCGCGGAGAGCTGGTTGGGATGGCCGCGCAACGTAGGCGTGCAGGCAAGCACCGGCTCGGCATGGCGGACGAGCGCCGCCTCGTCGCGGGCCGCGCACCCGGCAGGCGTTTCGACCATGCCCGGCTTCACGTCTTTGGTTTCGCCGCCGCAGATCGTCCAGACGCCGACGATGTCGCGATAGGCGACGAGCTGCGGCTTGCCGCCCGTTTCCCAGCCGGACACGAAGGGCGCGACGATGGCAGCGGTGGCGACACCGACGAGTCCGATCAGCGTTTTGCTGGGCAAGGGCGCACGTGGCGGCGTGCCGCGGTCAGGCGTCGGCATCACTTCTTCTCCTTGGAGGGCAGCAGTGCGACGATGCGGTCGCGGATCTGCGCGGGGGCCTCGCCCAGCACGGTCGCGCAGCCGGCGATGAAGCCGGGCGCCGATTTGTAGGCGACCATGCCGATCAGGAAGCTGATCGCCTGTGTGACGAAGGGGTGGAAGGCGAGGACGGCGTCGAGCGCGCGGCTGATGAAATAGCTCGCCACGATGCCGACCCACAGGCGGGCGAGCATCTTGCCCCAGGTGATGCCGTCATCGACCATCATGCTGACCGTCGCGCCCAAGGCGGACGGCATGAGGCTGATCAGGAAGGCGAGCAGCGTGTCGCCGATCTCGTGCAGGAATTTTTCCAAGGTTCAGCTCCAAAGCTGCACGACGGCGCGGACCGGGGCGGCGGGCGTGGGGTTGTCGGGGACGGTGACGATCGTGCCGGCAGGCAGGATGGCGCCATGGGCGGCGAGGCCGGGATTGGCCAGGAGGACGGCGGGCACCCCGGCAATGTCGATGCGGCGGTCGCGCCACAGCAGGCCGTCGAGCGTGTCGCCCTGTCGCGCGGTGACGGTATCGGCCATCAGATCAGCTCGACGTCGGTACGGCCGGTGCCGAGGATGTCCCGCACCGCATAGATCGCATCGCGGCGCAGCTCGCCGATCGACGGTTCTAGATCCTCGACCTTGTCCTTACCCGCCTTCGTGATGTCGACGTCGCGGTAGCGCTCGACGAGCTGCGCCTTGGCCGTGCTGTAGACCGCGGTGCGGTAGAGCTGGACAAGGCGGCTCTCGCCATCGATCGACGGGGACGCGACATCGGCGAGACGGGCGATGCCGCCGAGGACACGCGCCTCGCGGTAGGCGGCGAGCTGGTTGCCGATCGCGATGATCCCTTCGATGAGAGCCTGACGGCGCCGGGGCGGCGTGACGGAATCGCGGACGCTCATCGCTTGGGCGAAATGGGCGGGATCGATGTCGGGAAAGAAGCCGTCGTTGGCGATCAGCGGCGCGGGGGCCGGGCTGTCGCCATTGTCGACGATCGGGAGCGCGAATTCGGTCACGCGATCACCCGCGCGCCCAGCACCGTGCCCGCGACGAACATCAAGAGGCCGATGACGACGGCAAGGACGGCAATCTCGCGCGTGTGGCGGGCGATCACCGGACCCGCGCGATAGCCGGCGAGCGCATGGTCCAGACCGAGGGCGTCGGGAAAGGCAGCGGCGACCGATGCGGCGAAGACGAGCCATGCGCCAGAGCCGATCAGCGCGAGCGCGAGGATGTGAAGGGCGATGGTGGGCATGGGGCGTCCTGTTTGCGCTCCCCGGTTTACGGGGGTGGGGATCGGGTCGATCGACGGCCCGCAGCCCGAAGGCCCTCCCGTCTCGCGCGATCCGCCCCCGAGCGCCGGGGAGCGAGCTATGCAGCCGGCGGGGCGCCGGCCTGTTCGGTGGTCACGGAATAGGCGCCGAGGGCCTTCTCCAGCCGCGTGATCTGGCCCTTGACGCCGCTGCGCGTGTCGAGGGCGAGGGCGCGGCGCAGCAGGCCGAGCGCCCGTTGCGACAGGAAGGTCGCGGCGAGCGGCCCGGCGGTGGTGGCGTCGGCCTCGGCGACCAGTTCCTGCGCGATCGCCTTGGCGAGCTTCGCGCGGGGCTGATCGTGCATGTCGGTGGCGGCAGTCAGCTCGTCGACCCGTTCGAGAACGTCGAGCGGGAAGCGCTGCTTGGCCTGCTGCGCTGCGAGGGCCGCGTCTGTGGTTAGGTCGACGATCACCGTGGCGGCGTCGCGATTGTAGCGGGCCGGCAAGGCGATGCGGAAGCGCAGGAGGTGTTCGGCGAGTTCTAGACCGCGGGACCAGTCGCCGGTGTCCAGCGCCCAGACCATGACGGTCGGCAGCACGTCGTCGGCGCCGGCCGATGGCAGGTCGCGGCCTTCGGCCGCGGCGCCCGCGGCAAGGCGCAGATCGCACCATTCGCGATAGTCGGGGATCATCTCGCGCTTGGCAGCGATCTTGAGGTCGGTTCCCTTAATGTCCTTCAGGCGGCGCAGGTCGTGCGCCAGGCGCAGCGCGATCTGGGCGACGGCGGGATCGACGCCGACCACCACGCGCGCCGCGTCGTCGCTGGCGCCCTCAGTCGATGCCAGCGCGGTCGACAGGCGATGTTCTAGCGCCGGGCTCATGGCGGGGAGGGCGGGTTGCCCGCCCCCCGCATCGACGACGATCGTGGGGGACGGGTCAAGCAAGGCCGCCGTGGCGGCGAGGCGTTCCCGATGTTGGCGAGCAGGGCTCATGATCGTGTCCGGATGCGAGGGGTGGGCAGCTTGGAGGGCGGGAGGCGTTACGCTTTCGGCCCAAGCTGGATGTTCTCGATCAGGCAGGCCTTGCCGTATTCCTCGACCATGAAAGCGTCGTTGATGCTCTCGTAGTTGGCGATACGGTTGTATTCCGGCTCGTCCTTCACCGCGCGCCGCGCCGAGCCGACCTGCCAATAGTAGGACAGGTTCTTGAGGCTGGTGATGAGGATGGCGTTCGCAGGGAAGAACGGCACCTGCATCGTCGGCTTGCCGCCGAGCTGGCGGCTCGACAGCAGGACGTCGCGCGCGACCTGTTCGGTCGCCTTGTCGCCGGCCGCCGAGACGATCTTGAAATACTTGTCCTGGACCAGATCGGAGCCGACGATCACGACGAGGTCGGTCGCCGTGCGATACCGTTCATGGATGAGGTTCGCGATGGCGTCGAACACGAGCGCGTCGAGGTTGACGTAATCGGCCGTCCCGGTGTCCGAGACGTATACCTTCGCACCGTCCTTGGTGCCGTGGCTCATCACGCGCGACGGCGCATACTGGCGCATCTTGTAGAGCCAGCCATAGTTGACGTCCTGCAACAGCGGATACGTGTTGCGGTTGGTCGTTGCGGCGGCATCGACGCCGTTGAAACCGATCGTAATGACGTCTTCGGCCTTCTGCGCCAACACCGCGTCGCGAACGAGCTGCTGGAATTCGGGCTTGTGCGACCAGGCGTCGAGCAGGGCGTAGCCCCACGAATAATCGTAGTCCGTCTTCTTGCAGAAATACTGGTCGATCGTGTCGCTGGCGGTCGGATCGCCCGGATTGCGGCGGGCACCGCCCGTCGTGTCGGTGCGGCTCGCCAGCGAACGGCCGACGCCGACGCCGACGCGCTCGCCCTGCTGGGGCACGACCGAGAAAACGTTGATGCGGCTCATGAAATCGCTGGTCGACTGCAGCTTCGCCTGGAGGCGCTGCTCGACGACGGGCGCGACGGCGAATTGCTTCAGCTCGCCGGGGACGACGGTCAGCGAAGGGTCGATGTTGTTCAGCTTGGCGAGCTGCCCAACGAAGGAATTGAACAGGAGGCGGGTGGCGGTCTGCATGGAGGATGCTCCGGGGGACGAGGGCGGGGGCGGGGCGTCTGGGGACCGCGATCAGCAGTCGGTGAGATACTTGGCGTCGACCGTTCCGCCGGCGTGCGGCGCGCGGGAGAAACCGCCGGGTGCTTCGGTCTTGGCGAGGCGCTGTTCGAGATCGGTGAACCGCTTGTCGCTGGCGGCCTGCGCGGCTGCGATCGGCTGGATTGCTGCGGCGAACGTGGTGCCCAGCGCCTCGATCGCCGAGGCGAACCGATCGTTGTCGTTCGCCGGTTCTTTCGGCTCTTCCTTCTTCGGCTCGGGCGGGGCCGGCTTGAACATGGCGGCGACGCGCGAGAAGCCGGCGACGATGGCATCCGAAACACTGGTCGGATCGGCGGCCGGTGCCTCGAATTCGATCGCAGCCGGTGCGTCTCCGTGCGCGTGAACCGTCCCAGGCGCGCTACGCGAGAATTTGAGCGCCTGGGTCGCGACGCTGGCGGGATTGTCGGTAAAGGCGAGCGCGAGCATGCCGACCTTGCCGGTGCCGGCGTAGCTGTCGGTCAATTCGACCGACGGGAACGGCTTCTGATCCTTGGCCGAGAGGGCGACGAGCTGCTCGTTGGCATCGACTTGGCAGTAGAGCGCGGCGCGCTTCTCGGTCTTGCCGGCGATCGTGATGTCATCGGTCTGCTGCTTGACTGCGATGACACTGCCATAGCCGTTGAACGGCGGTTCTGGGCTATAGCCCGAAATATGCTCGATGTTGATCCGCGGCGTGTAGCTCTCGGGATTGAACGTCGCGACGATGTCGCCGATCATTTCCGGCGTAATCACCCGGCCGTCGCTGATCGTCTGACCTGCGACGAAAGCGCGGAAGAACTTGCTCTTGGTGCCCATGGCGCTGCGGTCCTCGGTTCGAAATCGTATCCGCGGCGCGGGGCCGCATCAGAGCGTCGAACAGGGACCGAAGATGGCGTCGGGCTCAAGCAAGCGCTCGTGTAGAAAGGCTTTCTACACGAGCGGGCAGGGGCGGGGGCCGCGGCGCCGTGGCTAGGTCTTGCCCCGATGAGCAAGCTCCCCGCCGATACCCGTATGCCGCTGCCGGCCGCGACGTTCCCGATCCCGGTGACGGCGCAGCGCATGGCGCGAAGCCTGTATTGGCGCGGCTGGGGCGTGACCCAGATCGCCGACGAGCTGGCGCAGCTCGGCTATGCCAACGACGACACGGGCAAGGCGTATGCCCGCGCGACGGTCGAGAGCTGGAAACAGCGCGGCGGGTGGGACGATGCGGCGTGCGTCGAGAAGATTCAGGACAGCCTGGAGGGACGCCTTAACACGCTGATCTGGAAAGAGGCGAAGACCGGCGCCGACTTCAAGGAAATCGACCTGCTGATGCGGCAGGTCGTCACGACGGCAAAGATCGAGCGCTACAAGGCGCCCGGCGGGCACGAGGGCCACCTCAACGATAAGGTCGCCAACCGCAACGCCGGCGAGAAAAAGCAGGCGAAGAAGAACCACTTCACTGCGGAACAGGTCGAGCAGCTCGAAGACATCTTCGAGGACGAACTGTTCGACTATCAGCGCGACTGGTGGGGGGCGAAGGATCAGCGCACCCGCATGATCCTCAAATCGCGCCAGATCGGCGCGACGTGGTATTTCGCGCGCGAGGCGCTGCTCGATGCGCTGCGGGGCGGCGGCAACCAGATATTCCTGTCGGCGTCGAAGAACCAGGCGCACATCTTCCGCAATTACATCGTCCAGTTCGCGGCGCGGGTTGGGGTCAAGCTGCAGGGCGACCCGATCATCGTCACCGCCGACACGATCCCGGAAGGCGAGCCGGCCGCCGAGCTGATCTTCCTCGGCACCAACGCGCGCACCGCGCAGGGCTATCACGGCAATTTCTATTTCGACGAGTTCTTCTGGACCTATGGGTTCGAAGAGCTGAACAAAGTCGCCAGCGCCATGGCGCTGCACAAGCGCTGGCGCCGGACCTATTTCTCGACGCCGTCGACGATCGCGCATCAAGCCCATCCCTATTGGACGGGCGAGCATCGCAACCGCCGGGTCAAAAAGGCGGACCGGATCACCATCGACGTCAGCCATGCCGGGGTGAGCGCGGGTCGGCTGTGCGAGGATGGGGTGTGGCGCCAGATCGTCACGATCGAGGACGCCGAGCGGGGCGGCTGCGACCTGTTCAACATGGCCGAGCTGCGCGTCGACTATGCGCCCGACGAATTCGCCAATCTGCTCATGTGCCAATTCGTCGACGACAGCCTGTCGGCGTTCAAATTCAACGAGATCCTGCGCTGCACGGTCGACACGGTGGTCGATTGGGACTGGTTCAACCCGCTCGCGGCCCGGCCGGTGGGGGATCGTGCCGTGTGGGCGGGGTATGATCCGCAGGAGAGCGCCGACGGCGATAATGCCGCGCTGATCATCGCGCTGCCGCCGAGCGGGCCGAACGGCAAATTCCGGCTGCTCGAACGCCACCAGCTCCGCGGCGACTTTCAAGAACAAGCCGAATTCATCCTCGCCCGGCTGTCCCGCTACAATTGCACCTACCTCGGGATCGATGCGAATGGCGTCGGCGCCGCGGTGCATCAGCTGCTCGTCGGCAAGGTCCGCGGCCTCACGAAAATCGAATATTCGCTCGAAGCGAAGACGGCGATGGTGATGAAGGCGCAGCATGGCTTCGCCCGCCAGCGCATCGAGTTCGACGCGAGCTGGATCGACCTGCAATCGGCATTCCTGTCGATCAAGAAGGCGCTGACGACGTCCGGCCGCGCCGTGACCTTCAAGGCGAGCCGCACCGAAGAGGTCGGGCATGCCGACCTCGCCTGGGCGGCGATGCACATCATGATCAACGAGCCGCTCGACGGGCAGGAAGCGCCCAAGGGCTCCATGGAGATGTTCTGACATGAGCAAGGCCAGCAAGGCGCGGCGGATGTCGCGCGCGGAAACGGCGCAGGCGGCTTCCGGCGCGATCGTCGCGTCGGGCGGCAACGCGGGATCGATCGAGACCTATTCGTTCGGCGATCCCGAACCCGTCCTCGGCGGGCGCCAGCTGCTCGACATGCTGGAATGTTGGCACAACGGCCGCTGGTACGAGCCGCCGGTCCCGCTCGACGGGCTGGCGCGTGCGTTCCGCGTGTCGCCGCATCACAGCTCGGCGATCATCCTCAAGCGGAACCTGCTGCAAGCGTCGCTCGACCCGTCGTCGCTGATCACGCGCGCCGAGCTGGGCAAGATGGCGCAGGATTACCTCGTGTTCGGCAACGCCTATGCCGAGACGCGCCGCAACGTTTTTTCCGATCCGGTGCGCCTCGTGCATGCGATGGCGCGCTACACGCGGCGCGGGCTGATCGACGGGCAGTTCTGGTGGGTGCCGGGCAACGCCGAGGCGGTGCCGTTTCCCGATGACAGCGTGATCCAGATCATGCAGCCGGACGTGAACCAGGAGGTGTACGGCGTCCCCGAATATCTGTCGGCGCTGCAGGCTGCGCTGCTCAACGAGGCGGCGACGCTGTTCCGCCGGCGCTATTACCTTAACGGCAGCCACGCCGGGTACATCCTCTACGCCACCGGCGAGATCGACCCGACCGACGTCAACCGGATCAAGGAGGCGATGCGGCAGGCGAAGGGGCCGGGTAATTTCCGCAACATGATGGTGCACGCGCCGAACGGCAAAGAGGGGAGCCTCAAGATCATCCCCGTGACCGAGGCCGGCGCGAAAGACGAATTCATCGGCATCAAGAACGCCACCCAGGCGGACGTGATGGCCGCGCATCGCGTGCCGCCGCAGCTGCTCGGCATCGTGCCGGCGCAGGGGTCGGCATTCGGCAACCCCAAGGACGCGACGGCCATGTTCTTCGAGCTGGAGATCCAGCCGATGCAGACCGCCTTCCTTGAGATCAACGACCGGCTGGGGTTCGAGGCAATCCGTTTCCTCGAACGCGACAAGCCGGCGGCCTGAAATCCGGTCCGGCACATAGCCGGGCGGGGGAGCCGGGTTGCAGCCCGGCGAACCGACGAGGGGAAGCTCGCCACGACCAACGGCCATCGGCCGTCCCGCACCCGGCGATTCGCCGGGCGGGCCATTTATGAGGCGAGAACGAATAGTGAACACACAAAAAGCAGTCCGCCCGGTCACACCTGCGGCCGGCTATATCGGCGGCAAGCGCAACCTCGCCGGCCGCTTGGTCGCGATGATTGAGCGGATCGAACACGACGGCTATGCCGAGCCATTCGTAGGCATGGGCGGCGTCTTTCTGCGTCGACGATCGCAGCCTAAGGTCGAGGTCATCAACGACGCCTCGGGTGACGTCGCGACCTTCTTTCGCGTGCTGCAACGCCACTACCCGTACATGATCGACATGCTGCGGTTCCGCGTCGCCAGTCGGGCTGAATTCGAGCGATTGAAAGCACACCCGCCCGAGACGCTTACCGATCTCGAACGCGCGGTGCGGTTCCTATACCTCCAGCGATTGGCGTTCGGCGGCAAGGTGTCCGGGCGCAATTTCGGCGTCGACAAGACGCAGGGTGCCCGGTTCAACGTCGCCAAGCTGGAGCCGCTGCTCGCGGACATTCACGAGCGACTGGCGGGCGTGGTGATCGAGCAACTCGACTTCGGCGCCTTCATCCAGCGCTACGATCGCGATGGCATGCTGTTCTACCTCGATCCGCCCTATTGGGGCTGCGAGACCGACTACGGCCAGGACGTGTTCGGACGGGCCGATTTCACGCGGTTGGCGGCGCAGCTCGCCGGGATCAAAGGGCGCTTCCTGCTGTCGATCAATGACGCGCCGGGCGTGCGTGAGGTGTTCGCCGGGTTCACGATGGTCGAGGCGGCGACGACTTACACGATCGGCGCCGCGACCAGCACGCGGGCGGCCGAGCTGATCATATCGAACGGGCCGATCGGCTAGGCGCCCCACTCCGGTCCATCCGGATCGCGGCATAGCATATCGTCCTCATTCGGTGCCGGCGGCTTCGGCCGCGGCACCGGCAACGTCGGCATCCCACCCCCGAAGCGAATGCGGATCGACGCTATATGCTCGTCGACGTTCTGAAATATCGCCTCGTACACCTCGCCAGCGCGGATCCGCGACCCTACCCATAGGCACCGCTCGCGGGACAGGTAGCCGATCTGCAGGTCACGCGCGCTAAGGACCGCGACGGCCGCGGGGTCGTGTTTGTTCTTCGGTTCGAGGACCAGACGCACCGGTTCGCCCGGCGTGCACATCGCCAGTTCGAAGCGTCGGTTGCTCTTGTCCGCGTTGGCATAGTTGATGCCGACGACGGCGAGGCTGAATTCTTCCATGCGATCCCCGGTGGAACAAATACGGAACGATAGCTATCTACGAGGCATGCCTAGTCGGTCAATCGAACAGTGGGGCGATCACAATGCGATGATGCATGATCCCAGGCGTGCATCTGCGCGCGCAGACGCGGCCGAGCGTGCGCGGCGCGCCCAGGTGCGGTCGATCATGAGCCGGGCCACCGCAGATCCGCGCGAGGCTTTGCGCCAGGCGGTCAGCCGCGGGCGTGACAGCCTCGCCGCGCTGTCGCGCATGCTGGGGCACGGGGACGGCTATCTTGCGCGATTCATCGACCATGGGGTGCCTAAGGCCTTGGCACCTGACGATCACCGCCGCCTTGCCGACTTTTTCGGCCTGACCGAACGCGAGCTGGGGATCCGCGACCTGTGGTGCGACCGACGCTAATCGAACTGGCGGTGCGTGTGCTGCGCGCTGCCGTGGAGCGGGCGAAGGCTGCGCCAGTGGACGGGCCGGAGGTTCGCTTGGCGTTGCGCTGCATCCTCCCTCACGCGTCCGAGCGGCAATTGCTCGTCGAATTCTGGACCTATGCGGGCCAGCTACCGAACGCACATCGGGCCGATAGCTGCGCCGCGGTCCTCGACGCGATCGTTGAGGACATGCGCGCGGCCGGTCGATACCCGAGCGCCGAGGATGAGCGTCGGCGGCTGCTGGCCGAGGGTGTCATGCAGGCCGCTCGCGATCGTGACGCCGCAGCCGAAGTGAAGCGCCGGCACTACTTCGCTCCCCCGCCTCGGCGCCGCTGA